CTCTAATGGTCCATCTATGGCTATGAAACTAGGTACCGTCTTTGAGCAACCTATTCAAGACCTTTGGGTTGAAGAGAATAAAGACTGGCTAAAAGCACATAACACAGGCACTTGGGCTAGTGCCTCTGAACCTCGTTTCAAGGCTAACCCTGATGCTTTTATTGAATGGGTTGATGGATCACTAGGCGTTCTAGAAATCAAGTTCTCTCGTAACCCGATGAATGAATTACCTCCTCACTATAAAGACCAGGTGATGTGGTACATGCATGTCTTAGGTTTGAGAAAAGGCATTCTTGTAGCTGTGGCTAATGGTGAAATGGTTGAGCATGAAATTGACTACGACGCTGATTACGCTCAAAAGCTAGTCGATAAGGCTTACGAGTTTTTACATTGCATTGAGAGATTGAGTCCACCTGACTGGGATGGCTCTAACTCCACATACGAAACTGTTCGATATTTGTCAGAATCTATACATGATGGTGACATTGAGCTAGGCGAATTGTATCCGCAACTAATCAGAGCAAAAGAATTATCCGAAGAAACAGAACAGCAGTTCACGCTGCTAAAATCTAAAGTCTTACACCTCATGGATGGGGTGAAAGTAGGTCTTTATCAAGGTGATAAGGTCGTATCGTTACAAGCCAGAGGTTCTGGTGCACCATTTATTGTTTTCAAGAGAGGATAACAATGAGTTTCATGAACGATTATGTGGATGTGGCAGAACGCATCCGCACCTTTAGAGAGAAGTATCCTAATGGATCATTACAACAAGTCTCACTTCAATTCATTGAGTTTGCTGGTAAGAGTTGGGTTGTTTATACTGCTGCTGCTTATCGGACTGCTGACGATATTACTCCTGGGCATGGCACTGCTTGGGAACCTGTTCCTGGTAAAAGTAATTTTACCCGTGATTCGGAAGTTCAGAACGTAGAGACCTCAGCTTGGGGAAGAGCCATCATCGCTGTTCTAGTTGCTGACGGTGGTAAGCGTATTGCTAGCAGACAAGAAGTTCAGCATAAAGCCCCTGTAAGCCAATCTGACGACTTTCTTGCTTTAGCCCACCTAGAGTTCGAAAAGGGAGACATCGAGGCTCTACGAGGCGTTTACAAGCGTGCTAAGGCTACTAGAGGCGTGACCCCTGAAATGCTTACACAGATTGAAGAGTTGGCTAAAGGTTTAAAGAAATAGAAATGCCCTGCTCTAGTCGGAGAGGAAGAACAACCAGAACAGGGCTACGCTCTATAAAGCGTACAGGGACAACCAACTGTCCCGATAAGATACTTACAACATCGAGAGGAAGAGTCAAATGAGTGCAGCGAGTGTCGCTAGTGTTTTCCATCATTCACACATGTCTGGAACCCCAAAGTTAGTTCTTTTGGGTATTGCCTGGCATGAAGATGAAACTGGTGGAGGTGCATGGCCGTCTATTCCAAGACTTGCTATGTATGCAGGAGTTTCAGAACGTCAGGTAATAAGAGCACTAGCTGTGCTTGAAGAGTCTGGCGAACTGGATATAGATCGTCATAACGGTAGAAGTTATGGTGGTCAAAAAACTAATCGTTACTGGATAAATGTTCCATGTCCAGAAGATTGTGCTGGTGGTCCTTGGCACCGTGCTTTTGACGATTATGTACCAAAGTTCGAGGTTGTGGATAACTTCGACACACGTGACATCCAAGGTATTAAACGGTGACATCTAAGGTAAGAAACCATGACATCTATGACATGAAACCATGACACTAATGTCACCTAATAAACAATATAAAAAACAATATAAAAACAACAGAAATTATTAAGAGAGAGGCTGTGGATAACATGGCAAGAGTACAAGTACAAATCACTGTTTCAAAGGTCGCTGAAAATGGCGATTACAAGGGCAGAGTTATCTCTGGCTGGGAGACATTCATCATCACAGTCAAAGGCGAGCAAATAACAAAAAAGCGTCAATGGACTATGTGGTTGGATGCAGCTAGTTCAATCAACAAAGACGACATCGTTTCATTCGTTGGAGACCTAGGCACTAAGGCAGGTTCATTCGAAAAGGATGGACAGACTTATCAGGTAGTTGAGCACAGCTTGAACAATGTCACTTACAAAGTAGATCAACACGCTGTACCACTACCACCTAAGCCAATCAACGAGTTCACAGAGAACCCTCCGTTCTAATGAAGATTCGGGTATACGGTGACCCAGCACCACAAGGTTCAAAGACTGCCAGAGTAGTCAATGGGCATGTAGTGATGTGGGAGTCTTCTAAGAAGTTGCCAGGCTGGAGAGATTCAGTTCACATGGCATGCAAGGTTGCTGCGATGGAACACCACGTTCCAATGCTCGGACCAGTAGAAGTTCACATGACATTTTTTATGCCTAGACCTAAATCGGTTTCACGCAAATACCCGAATACAGCACCAGACTTGGACAAGCTCATCAGAGGAGTTGGAGACTCTCTTCAATCTTCTGGTGTGCTATCCAATGACGGGCAAATCGTTTCCATCATCGCTGACAAGGTTTACGCTAGTGATCCAAGTGAGAATGGCGTTGAGATAGTTCTGCATCCAAAACCATGATTCGTGAAGTGTGTTCTTGTGGAGCGGAGTTTGAAACAGACGACCGAGATGCTGTTATCTTGGTCAAGAACTGGCGTAAGACACACAAACACTCAGATAAGCCCTTAGAAGCCCCGTCTAGCCCTTTTCAGGTCCTATCCGATAGTCAGGTCGCTTTAGGGTTTCAAGCCCTGTACGACCCTTACAACGACGATTTGGATGATGTAACAAAACAGTAACAAATACTCTCGACACACTCCCTAAATGTCAGCGCTAGGTATTAGTATCTAAATACAGCAAACCAACAGCTGTAAAACATGAGAGGAAATCATGCAAAAAGCATTAACATTCTTAGTCACAGTAATGGCACTTCTAGGATTCGTTCAGCTAGTAGATCTAGTAGCAGAGCAACCAAAATACGGTGTACCACTACTAGGCGTTCTAGTCGCAGTCTGGCTATACGCTGCACTAATTGGATACAGGGACAAGCGATGAGCCAACTCAAAGCGGCTAAATACGCAATCGACCACAGAATCACAGTCAAGACAGTAATCCTGAAACTCTTGGAACTATCTCCTATGACTGACCCTGAACTTTGTGACGCATACCGAAACTTGTCTTACATCGGACAAGCACCAACCACCACAGACCAAAACATCAGAACACATAGATCACAACTACATCGTCTCGGTCTAGTCCAGGTAGTTGGAACAATACAAACCCAAGCAGGAAGAACAGCAAGAATCTGGAGGAAAATCTAATGTCACATGAAATGAGCAAAACGCATCAAGAACAAGTCGCTGAAAAGGCTGCAATCATAGCCAACGCTGCATTCAAGCTAGGACTTGAAACAGAGGGCAGAAGAATCCTAGAAATCCTCAACGCAGAACTAACACTTCACAAGCGAGGTTCATCAGGAGCAGGAACAGTTCAAAGAATCATCAGCAAAATTACTGGAGAGGAACAAAATGATTAGTTTGAGACAGACGGTTTATGTAGTTTGCACAGCATTCGCCATGCTCGCCATCATGATAGGTGGACTAATCTTCTGGGCTTATGAACAACCAAACTGCTGGGACTTACACGCATCAGAAGAACAAGCCATCCTAAATTGCGAAAACTAAGAGGAGGAATAGTTATGACAACCTGCAAATGCAGAGAAACAGAGAAAGACAATCTAGTAATGACCAGAGCTTACTTACAAGACTTAGGTGAGGCTAAAGCAAAAATCGCTAGATCAGATGCCATAAAAGAAGTAATAGAACTAATTCAGACACATCAAAACTTGTGGTTTAGTCAATCTCTAAACATAGGTTCAGGACCATTCTGGGCTAACAAATCAGCCACCGCACAAGCATTAGTAACAGAGATAAGGAAACTGTCATGAGTGATTGGAAAAAGACCAAGGCTCTGCTAGCGAAATACAAAAAATCTCGCATCCCACTGACAGAGGCAGAACTAAACCTCATAAAGTATCTAAGACAGCAGAACAAAGACTCTAAATGAAGCCCTTTGACATCAACCTGTACAACGCTGACGACAACGCTAAAGAACTTGTAATCCAATGGCTAAAAGGTTATGGCTACAACATGGAGGTCAATCCAGACACTTATGGCATAGACCTAATCGGCACAGACAATACAGGTAAAGCAATAGCAGTAGAGGTAGAAGTCAAACACCATTGGAAAGGCTCACACTTTCCATTCAGAACAGTCCATGTTTCAGCTCGTAAACAGAAGTTCATTAGACCAGACTCTTACCTAGTCATGGTAAACCATGAACGCAGCCATGTATTAACCTTGAACTATGAGACACTAAGCCAGGCTAAATTAGTAACTAAACCAACGATCTACACCACCGATGAACAGTTCCTGCAAGTAGATGTAGAAATGGCTAAGATAAGGAAACTCAATGGCTGACTGGCATAGCAGTAGTGAATGGCACAAGGCTAGAGCCTATGCAAAGACAATACTTGAACCAATATGTGCAAGATGTAACAAAGACCTTGAGGGAAACGATTGGACAATCGACCACATGGTCGCAAGTGACCCACCGAACCATGACATCAGCAACCTCCAATCCATGTGCAGAAGATGTAACGGTTTCAAACAAGATAAAGTTCTTGAACGGATCACTTGGTCCAACGAGAGATGGCAATAGTCCTGAATAAATGAGCCATCAGATAAGCCCTATCACTGCCTGACTCAGTGGTAGGGTTTTTTCTATGGGTGCTGTTTCAT